CATCTGCTGAAAACGAAGCCTTTGAAGGTGAATTCTGCAATATGGGAGGTCCCAATGTTGTTATGGGATATGCTATGGCTATTGGTGGAAGATTGATGCTGATGCCCTATCATTTCTGGTCTCAGATTGGTAGTTTGGTGGAAGATAATGAGCTTAAAGCCAACGATCTTATCACCTTCAAGTTTGTCAATAACGGTTGTCTCCATTGGAGTATGACTGCAAAGGACTTCTTTGAAGGTGCCCACCCTGATCAAAGAGCTGATAAACAGGATCTCATATTGATTGAGATGCCTAAAAACTATCAGCCGGTGAGGAAGATCACCAAACACTTTGCTACGGAAAAGCAGCAAGAAAGTTACACGAAATGTGATGCTATCTTGTACGTTGGTGACAGAAGAGCTACTCCAGAGTTAGTCAATGGGGGACCAGTAGCTGTCGCAAATGCCAACTCAGTTGTCGCCGTTAGGAACAAGGATATTACTATTCCTGACAGTGCGGAATGGGATGAGTTCGTTATTGAACAAGTCTACCGTTACCGCGCTGATACTGATTTTGGAGATTGCGGCTCTCCTCTTTATGTGAATGATTCTCAGAAAACTGCTTCCATAATCGGAATGCATGTAGCTGGGAGTTCATCTGAGAGAGTTGGTTTTTCTTCTGTGATCACCCGTGAGTGGTTGGAAAAGTACATTGAGGACATTGGTCACAAGTACGAGGTTGAGAGCATGGAAACCCAGTTTGGATGGACGGCTAACCCCGTAAACATCGAACAGACTGGTGACGTCCAGGTGGTTGGTCAAATAGAACCACACTCCATGGCTCCGGGGCGTATGATGGGTTCTGCCATCAGAAGATCGCCCCTCCATGACACTTACTTCAAGTCGCCAAATGCTCCTGCGCGGCTTGGTCCATTTACGGACAAAGAAGGGAATCGAATCGATCCTTTCGATATTGCGTTCCAAGGTTATTGCCCTGGCTTTGTATACATACCTGAGAAGGTTGTAGAAAAAGCTACGAGATCGCTTTTTGATTATCTCACACATAATTCAACCCAAGGGTGTGAAAAGTGTGTTTTGACGTTTGAAAAGGCGGTTTTGGGTGATGGACCTGGTAGTGCTTTGTCGTCGATTCCTCGATCCACATCGTCTGGTTACCCATACAATGTGACAACCAAGCCCTCGAATAAGGTCTATTTCTTTGGTGATGGTATGGATTTTGATTTATCCACTCCCGAAGCCCAAGAACTTAAACGAGAAGTTCACCGTGTTGAATTGTTAGCGATGCAGAATATTCGCTCAAATCACATCTTTACAGATACTCTGAAAGATGAAACACGGAAAAAGGCAAAGGTTTTCGCTGGGAAGACTAGAATGTTCAGTGGGTCGCCATTGGTCTATTTCATTCTTTGCAGAATGTACTTTGGTTCGTTCAGTAAGTGGATGATCATGAACAAGCTCCAGAATGGTGTGTCCATTGGAGTGAATGAATTCAGTTCGCAGTGGGACCTTGCAGCTCGCCTTCTCAACCAGTTTGGCACCGGAAGAAATAAAGGTGCTGGCGATTTTGAGGGACTCGATAAGAGAGAGCTACCTATCTTTCACCAATTTCTTGGAGAAATGGTGAATGAGTGGTATGGTGAGGACCCTGTAGGCAATCGAGTTAGGTCGATTTTGTTGCTTGACCTGACAAATTCTCTGCATGTGAATCGTGGTATTCTCATGTATTGGCATGGTTCTATGCCAAGTGGGCATTTCCTTACGGCAATGTTCAATAGCTTGACTGTACAGTTGATGTTTCGCGTCTGCTGGCACTGGGCTGTTGAATGCCGTCTAGAAGGATCCCATGATTTCAACAAGCATGTCTACCTCCTTGTTCTTGGAGATGACAACGTTTTCTCTGTTCATCCTGAGTATGTTGATTATTTCAACGAAAAAGTGATTGCAGAACAGATGGTTAAGCTTGGCCATGTCTACACAAGTGCTGATAAAGAGACTGTGTTGACGGAAAAACTCCATGATCTCACCGAAGTTACGTTCTTGAAACGGAGGTGGGTGTATGATGAAAGGACCGGACGATATGTCGGGCCTTTGGCGCTAGACTCAGTGTTGGATATAGCAAACTGGGTCAAAAAGGGTGGAAACCCAATTGGCGACACGGAGAACAACGTACAAGTTGTTCTTCACGAGTTGGCTTTGCACGGGAAAAGTGTCTTTGACTACTGGTGTTCTAAAATACTAGCAGCTATAGACAACTGTCCTGGGATGCAGCGACCCGAGTCGTCCTCGTTCGAGCGTTATTACCAACAGGTGATGATGCGTGGTGAAAGTTATTGGATGGATATGTTCAACAACAATTACTACCGGAGCTTTGCTCCCTCTGAGGACCTGCCCGCCTCTGATTACGACGTGGAGAGAGACAATACTCCGGTCATACAACCTCAAAGCGGACGCTTAGGCATTGGCAGAGGGGCTGCGCTATTTAGCGTTACTTCCAGGATGGCCCTTGCGGCATTCCCGTATTATCCAGGAAACCGGAGAGCGCAACTGGGCTTAGCTGGGTCCTACGCGTTCAGATCAGCTGCTACAACCACAAGCGAAGGCGAAATCCCGCCTGGAAAAGAAGGTCTGTTTGCTACCCAGCAAACTGCAGAAGTATCAGGCTCGGA